GAAACATCTGCTTGCATAGTCATAAGGTTTCCACCTTCACTAGGTGCAAATGTTTTCCTATCACCATTAACATCAGAGAACACTGGTTGAGACCAATCATCGGTGAGGATTGATGGAAGTATCTCTTCAACCACATCACGATGATAGTAAGACAAGTCTGTTAACTCGTAACCAACTGTTCTTGCTTTTTCTTTTTGACAGAAATCGTGTGCACGATTATGTAAAGACCTGTTAACAAGTTTAGTTGCAAGTTTCTGGTCATCCATCTTAGACCACTCATCAACTTTGTTAGGGTGTTCAAGGAACCATAACCATAACTCTTGAATGATATCTTCTCTTGGAACCATAGGATAATCTTTGTGTTTAGAGTAAGAAACATTCTTAACTAAGTCATTGTATTCTGTAATGTAATCTACCATTTGTAACTTTTTCCTTCTACTACGAATGAGTTACCTACCATTGGTACAGGTACAGGTGTTACTTTACCTTTGTCAATGTATAGAATACCAAACCCACTTTGCCAATTTGCTGAACCACCTTTAAGGTAGGTTGCTTGTTTCAAATCCATTATGTTTCCAACTTCAAAGCCATACAAACTTGATGTTTGTTTACCGTTGAATGATGTGTTGTGATGGATTAATCCTTGCTTATGTGTGTGCCCACATACAACTGACATACCAATCTTTCTTGCCAATGATACTGCTGTGCCACCAGCGTAACGACTGGTCGCGCCTTCATCACCGTGACCCATAACCCAACCAGGTGCAAATGACCATAGTTTATTATGGTATGTGATATCTAATTCACGGTATCCTAAAAGTTTTTCGTACTTCAAATCTCTAAGTGTTGCTAACGCTGGCGCATCACGTTCAATGTATCTTTGTATTCTATCGCCATGATTACTTCTCATTAAATGAAAAGGTTTACTTCCTATTGCTTTACGAAACTTACCCATAATAGAAGTAGTTTCATCAAGGTCTCGTTGTAGATTAGAATGTTCTGCAACATATCCTTTAGACCAACGTGCTGGTGCAAGACAATCAGCCTCATCACCAACACAAAATAGTTCATCTGGTTGGTAGTCTTTAACAAATTTTATTACAGCATTTATTGCAGGTTTATTATGCAAAGGTATTTGCATATCTGATAAGACTACAATGCGTTTCATTCAACGCCTTCCCATTGTTTATCTAGCACCATCATTGCGATGATTGCATAGTTTGCTATATCCAAAAAAGAATCACGTAATGATTCATTCTCTGGTGTTGCACCTGTTTCAACAAGGTTAATTAACAGTTCTGCTAAACCATCTGTGTACACATAGGTTAGTTCAGCAAACTTTATTTCATTGTGCATTACGCAGCAACCTTCCCTTTGAACCAGTCGGAGCCATCTTTAATAAACAAACTGTTAACATCTTCACCATCAGGGATAGTGATAGGGATAACACCTGCTACTCTTCTTGCTAGGTCTTTAGCAAAGTCACGTCCTGCTGTGTCACCATCAGCGAACACATATATCCTATCAAAGTCTGACAAGATTTTGTAATGGTGTGACTTAATATTTTTTACACCAGGAATACCAATAGCAGGGTAACCTAGTTTAGAAAGTGTCATAGTATCTATCTCACCTTCACATAAACATATCCAATCAGTTGCCTGAAAGTATGCTTCAACATTGTAAAGCCTTGTCTCAGAACCAGGAAGTCCTAGATATTTTGGTTCAGAATAATCTATTGCCCTGAACCTGATATCAACAACACCTGCTCTAGTTATGTACGGTATCGCCAGTCTGTTCAGATATGCTTCGTGACCTACGAGTGGTTGGTTCACCACTCCCAGACGAAACCTCTCTGCGTCTGCTAGAGATAGTCCCCTTTTGCTGAGATACTCTTCTGCCAAGTTGATTGACTTTTGGTAGTGAGATGTTGCTTGTTCCAGTAATCTCTTCTGCTCTTGATTTTGCTTCACGAAAACTAATCCCTTCTTGTTCCATAATAATCTTGTACAAATCTCCCTTAATACTACACGCAAAACAGGAGAACGCATTCACCTCTGTGTTAACTGTTGCTGAGGCATGACGGTCAGAATGAAAAGGACATTTCATACTGCGCCATCCTCTTTGCTGAGGCATGACGGTCAGAATGAAAAGGACATTTCATACTGCGCCATCCTCTGCCAGATGGGACTTTGTTTGCCCCATATAGCATCAACACTTTTGCGATAGGTGAATCAGACATCAAGTTCCCTTATCAAAGATAGAAACATATACACTGGCATGGTTGCGTACCATTCACCAACATCTAATGTTCCTTTTCTTTTATGTATAACAGCACCTGTTACAGCGTTAGCATTGTCTACTTCAACTTCTAACTCTTTAACCCAACCAGATAGTTCCATCTTCTTGTGGTCTTTAACTTCAAACACCACATCATCAACGCCTGATATGTCACCTTTGTCTAGGTTACCTTGTAGTGCACGACGCTCTGCTTTAGGGAAGCCGTTTGCTTTAAGGTATTTAACTACAGCAGTTTCTGCAGCAGTACCTTTTTGTTTAGACTTGCTCATCTTCACCTATGTTCGATTCGTTGTTGCATGTGCAATACCAAATGGATGAACAAATATAACATCTGCCATCCATGTTTCTCATAAAGATTCTCTTGGGTCAGCCAGATACATAAACTCTGGATTGAATGACAGATAAACTGGTTCATTACCAGAAGCGTTTGCTTTACCGTAACGATTCTTTACTGGTGCAACACCCATCATACCGTTAGGTGTTTGACCTATGGTACAAATCAGTGCTGGTAGTTGTGAAACTTTACCTTGAATCGCTGACCTTGGTGGGCAAGGGTTACTATCAAAGGCTTCACTTGTGTGATGAAGGATAAGAATCGCAGCGTTAGTATCTCTTGCTAAGAATTTTATTTCTTTCATAGTCTGACGCATACTAGACCACTCTTCGCCACCACCATCAGTGATATCGATAAGGTTATCTAACACAATCAAGTGTGGGTTCTCACCGTGAACTTCTTCAAATGATAACACCTCTTCATCTAAATCAGATAAAGATGGTGCTGCATCAAATGACCAGAAGATATGGTTTGAACCTTTGTTGATGGCATCTCTAGCGAACTTAACATCTGATGATAAAAGTTTCTCTGCTTCATCTTGGCTCTTACCTGTAAGCATTGAGAACAAACGCATACTCATTGTGTGTGCACCTGTGTCTGCTGAAACATACAAGGTAGGAACTTTCATCCAAGTTGCTAACGCCAAAGCCAGTGTTGATTTACCAGCACCAGGGGCACCAGCAAACATGCTCACTTCACTGCGACGTAAAACAATTTGGGCATACTCAAATGTCCTGAACACAGGTGGCAATGGTTCGCCACCTGATTCAGTTTTACCAATTGTTCTAGTGAGTGTTCTCACTTATGAAACCCAGCCTACTTCGCCACGTTTAATCCACATTGGTTGACATTGGTCTGGTGTTCCTTTAGCAGATGGACACATCCACATGTTGGTGCAGGGAATGAACCAAGTGTTGATGGTGGTGCCACAGGACCACTACCAATGTTAGGTTCAGTGACCACACTTGTTGCACCTAACGCTTGCGCAGCGTAAGCAACAGGGTCTTGTCCGTGAACAACATCTTCTAAAGCACCAACGATTAGGTTAATGTTTCCACCAACTGCATCAGCAATGTGTTTAGAGAATGTATCAAAATCATCAGCACGTAATGTGAGGATGGTTCCGTTTTTTGTTTTCATACTAACTGAAAACAGTGCTTCATTTGTTGCCATTTATTTCTCCCAACTTGTTAGACTTTTCACCGTCTACCCAGTAACAGTACTCTTGAACAGAGCACATTTTACATGACTCAAAGTTAGGTAGATAAAGATTGTTCTCTCGTGCAATCTGAAAGAGACCAATCATTTCATCTAACTTTTGTAATGTAAACTTATCCAACTTGGTTGGCACACTGGTGCCACCTTGTCTTGCCATCCAGTATACACCATAGTCAGGTCTCACACCTGTTGCACGCTCCAGCATGCAAGCATATACCTGTAACTGTAAATCAGATTGTGGTGTACGCATACCTGTTTTCAAATCAAGAACAATGATTTCATTTTCAGGTGTAACAAATACCCTATCAACTGCGCCTTTAAGATTAACACCACCTGTTTCAATTTCCATCATCAACTCTATAGCAGGTACACCTTGTGGTGTTTCCCAAATTTCCCAACCACAATTAGCACGCCATTGAATCCAAGAGTTCAAAAACTTTTTACCATTCTCAAACCACCATGTTGCGTTCTCACCATCAGGGTTAGCCTTAGTGGTACGAGATGATTGTCTTAAGTCAGCAATGTCAAAGTTTGGTTTTTGAAATTGTTTTATCTCTTCAACTTCTGCGTTCCATGCTTGTGTCCAAATACTATCTACATTCATAGTTGCCCCATCTTGTTTGTGTTATCCAATGGTAGCATCCAATAGTTGTACTTGGTATCAAACACACCACGCTCTTTGATTTCTTTTCCTGTTGCCCATCCAAGTGCACGATAAGGTTCACTAGCCCAGTTGTTGTATTCGTTTCGTCTTGTCTTAACATTCAGACCATCACCGATAAGAATATAAGTTGCGTTCTCATCATCCCAACTTGATAACCTGATACCAGTTTTCTTAAACGAATATCTTATCTCAAAACCTGGAACATCTTCTTGTGTTTTCCACTTGTTAACATGAGGAACAAAATCTTCAATGCCTATCATCCGAGCAAACGCTAACTCACTACCTGCTGCGATAGAGTGTTGCCAGATTTCCCACACATCACCCTCAGAATAGTTCCTATTGGCTTTAGGTTTACCCAAGTATGGTAGTTGTCTTTCGTAACCTATTCGTGCACAGATTGCTTCTTCCCAAGGCAACAATGCGTGTTCGGTTTTAAGTAATTTAATTGTCATGATTTGTTTTCCATAATTCCAAATCATAAATCTCTGTTGCCCTATGCACAGCAGAACCACCAAGTGTCCAAGCAGCAGGTTGTTCCTCAACTTTTTGAATACGAGTTAAGTAATAACGATAGCCACAGGACAACCAAGTGGTAATACTTGAATAGGATACATGTTCAGGTACATCATATCCGTTTATCTTTAACACTTAATCCTCCTCTGATTACCGTTAGGGTTCGATAGTGAGTAGGTTAAAGAGAGAAGAAAACCCACTCACTATCCTCACTATAGTCTAGGTTTATCCTAATGCAACAAGCATTAGGATAATTAATATAATCTACTTTCTATTAGAAAGTAGTTATATTATATTATATAATATAACATTAGTTATATT